GGCCCAGACGGCGGCAGACCTCCAGCGGGAAGCACGCTGGGAAGCCGACCGGGCCAAGGCCCAGAAACGATGAAAGGAGGGCTCCACAATGCCATTCAGAAAAGACCATTTGCAGCTGGTCACGGATGCCGGGGCCACTCTCGACATCGGGTGGGACTACGGCACGCCCTACTCCCTCGACCCCATCAACGGCGTGGACGTGGACGTGCAGACCGCTCAGGGCGTGAACCAGGTGGGCGTGAGCGTGGAGCGCCAGAGCGTGGCCGGGGTGAGCCGTGAACTCATCATCCACTGCCACAGCTCCCACGGCGACGCGGATGCCGCCCTGCTGCTGGAAAAGCTGCCCTATTTCACCAGCGGCACAATGTACTTTGAGGATAGATTCTTCTGCCGTTTTGTGCTTTCCAAGACCCCCTACACAAAGAGCATCCACCCCTACCCGGTGCTGGATTTCATGTTCTTCTGCCCCAAGCCCTTCTGGTACAACTTGCAGGCTCAGAACTTCTGCATCAACGGTTTTGTGCCATCGTTCAGGCTGCCCATCAATTACAGCACGCCCCACCGGTTCGGCGTGCGCACTTCCATCGGCTGGCTGAACGCAGTTAACCCCGGGGCGCTGGCGGTGCCCTTTACGGCCACCCTCAAGAGCGACGGCGCTGTGGTCAACCCCACTGTGCTGAACATCATCACGGGCCAAAGTATCCGCATCCTGACCACCCTGACCCCCGGACAGGTCATCGAGATCTACCGCACCACCACCGACAAGCTGGCCGTCAAGCGGACAGAGGACGGCACGGAGGAGAACATCTTCTCCCTGCTGGATGAAGATTCTGACCTGCTGGAGCTGGCCCCCGGGGACAACCTGCTCAAGGCCACCGCCGACAGCGGCGAGACCAGCCTGCAGGTGACGGTGCGCTTTTACCCCATGGTGAGCGGTATTCTGCCGGAGGTGATCTCGTGACACTGGACGTTTTGGACGAGCTGACCCTCGCCCGGCTGGGCCGGGTGGAGGTGTGGGTGAGCTTTTACTGGGACGAGCCCTACAACACCGAGGGAGAGTTCACGTTGGAGGTGCGCCCCACCGAGGAGAACCTGTCCCTACTCCGGGAGGGCCGCTGGCTGCGCCGCAGTGACAGCGATGTGCCCATGCGCATCTGCCACCGGAGCAACGAGAACACCGACAGCAATCTGGTGGTCACCGGCTTCCCGGGGACGTGGATCTTCACAAAGCGAGCCGGTACCGCCATCGTGAAGAACGAGAACGCGGAACAGGCCATGCGCAGGCTGGTCAGCGCAATGCAGCCATGGCCAAAGCTAGAGCTGGGCACGCTTGTGGGCTTTGACACCACCTACACTGCACAGACCTCCGGCGGCAGCATCATGGACTACCTGACGACCATCGGCGCGGCCTGCGACCTGGGTTTCCGGGTGCGGCTGGCAGGCAAGAACGCAGACAAGAAGCTGCTGTTCGAGGTCTACCGGCCCACCGCTGACCCAAACAACAGGTTCAGCACAAAGTGGGGCAACCTGCAGCAGGCTGCGTGGGCCTTTGGCGACAGCGACTACGCCAATGTCGCTGTGGTGCAGGGCGCAGGCGAGGGCGAGAACCGGGCCACCGTGACCGTGGGCCTGACGGATGCCACCGGTGCCGACCGGCGGGAGCTTTACGTCGATGCCCGGGACGTGCAGCCGGACGAGGAAAAGGGCGAGACCAGCAAGAGCCAGGCCTACCTCGAGCGGCTCATGGCCCGAGGCACGAATAAACTGCTGGAGCAGCTCCGTACCGGCTCCATTGAGTTGACCATCGATGCCGAGGGGCTCTCCCCTGGTGACGTGGCCTTTTGCACCATCCCGGAGCTGGGCTACAAGGCCACCGTCCGGGTGGCCGATGTCATCACCCAAAGCCAGAGCGACAGCACCACCCGCACGGTGCGGCTGGGCACGCCGGTCTGGCGCAAGCTAAGGAGATGATCTTTTGAGTAAAATTGTACTTTATCCCGCCAACGGCTACGACTTCGATGCCGCAGACGTAGCAGCCTACCTTGCGGGCCTCATCAGCGGCGTGTTCAGCGGAGATGAGGACTTCCCGGTGACAGCCGCAGGCGGGCTGAAGGTCACCGTGGGGGCGGGACGTGGCTGGGTGCACCCCAGCCGCTTCACCGGCTACTCCATCACCAAGCGGGAGGCCGACACCCTGACCATGCCGCTGGCCGACCCGTCTCTCCCCCGCATCGACCGCATCGTCATACGCTATGATGCCGGTGCCAGAGCCGCCAGCCTGCATGTGTTGCAGGGCACGGCATCCAGCACACCCACGGCCCCCGCCATCTCCCGCACCGAGCTGATCTACGACCTCTGCCTTGCCGAGATCACCCGCCCGGCAGGCTCCACCAGCATCACCACGGGCCAGATCACCGACACCCGGCTGGACGAGGCGCTCTGCGGCATCGTGCGGGACGGCGTGACCGGCATCCCCACCGACGAGCTGCTGGCCGCTGCCAAGGAGCGCATCAACGCACTGGAGGAGAAAGCTACCAGCAGTGCCGCTGCCGCCAAGGACAGCGCGGAGGCAGCCAAGAGCAGCGAGACCAAGTCCGCCGCCAGCGAGAAGGCAGCCAAGACCAGTGAGACCGCCGCCAAGCAGGCCCTGCAGGACACGGAGACGGAGCACACCGCCGCCTTGCAGGACATCGCACGGGCCCGCACCACGGCCCTAAACGACGTGGCAGCTTCCACCAAAACGGCCACCGCTGCGGCAAACACTGCCACCCAGCAGGCCACCGACGCTGCGGGGAGCGCTTCTGCCGCCGCCACAAAGGCCGGAGAGGCATCTACCAGCGCAGGGGCGGCAAAGGCCGATGCCGACCGGGCAGAGAAAGCCAGCACCAACGCGGCCAATGCGGCCACCAATGCCGTGAAGCAGGCCAAGGAAGCCGGAGCCTTTGATGGTCAGTCGGCCTATGCGCTGGCTGTTCAGCTGGGGTACACCGGCAGTGAAGCGGACTGGATCGCCAGCCTGAAAGGCGCAAAAGGTGACAAGGGAGATAAAGGAGATACCGGTGCGCAGGGCCCCAAGGGTGCTACCGGAGCCACCGGCCCGCAAGGCCCCACCGGCGCAACGGGAGCCAGAGGTGCCACAGGCGCTACCGGCCCGCAAGGCCCGGCGGGTGCTTCAGCGGTCTATACCAGCGGAACCTACTATGTGCGCTATACCGATGGAACGCAGATCTGCTGGGGAACCCACATGGATAGAGCGACTTTTCCTGTTGCTTTTGCAAATGCAAATTACTCTTGCATTGGGTCGCTTCAAACGCAGTACCCGGACGGCAAGAACTTCGGCTTTACTTCCAAAACAACAACATCTATGCGCATCAATGTTTCCGGAAGCCGGGAATATGTCAACTGGGTCGCCTATGGCCGCTGGAAGTGAGGTGAACGCAAATGGAGATCAAACCCGGAGCAAAAATTCAGAAGCCCGTTATCACGCAGGAAGAGTGTGATGCCTATTCTGCTGTTGTGGATGCCATTACCGCCCACAATGCAGCGGCTGCTGTGGGCGATGCCCTGTGGAGCATGGACGACCAGCCGGAGTTTTATGTTGTGGTGGAGGCCGGCACACAGCCAGACCCGGCAGATGCACCGAAGCCGACCCCTACACTTGAGGAGCGGCTTGTGGCGGTGGAAGCTGCCCAGGCAGATGCCGATGCGCTGAACGTTGACCAGGCCTACCGGCTGACCCTGCTGGAGCTGGGGATCACTGAGTAAAACCCTCTGCCAAGAGGATGATAACATTTTAAGATGGGGCACTGCCCCGGAAAGGACAAACCTATGTTGTACCGTACCTGTAAACGCATGATCGAACGCGGCAGTCTGGAGGGCATGAGCACCAAGCTGGACGTTTTCTATGCCGCAAGCAAGTTGACTGATGACGAGTACAAGGAGCTGACCGAGCTGCTGGCCGAGAAGGAGGCGCAGAATGCCCAGAACAATACTTGACGTGAGCAAATGGCAGGGGAGCATCGACTGGGATGCGGTGAAGCGCAGCGGTAAAATCGACGGCGTGATGCTGCGGGTGCTGGGCAGTAAGGGCGGCAAGCCCTACATCGACCCCTTCTTTGCCCGCAACTACGCCGAGTGTGCCCGGCTGGGCCTGCCCGTGGGCGGCTATTACTACACCTGTGCGGTCATGCAGCGGCAGACGGAGGAGGAGCTGGCCGCCCTCAAAACAGCTCTCCGGGGCAAAACGTTCCAGCTGCCCCTTGCAATCGATGTGGAGGACCCCCGCCTGCGCTCCCTGGCCCCCGCAAAGCTTTCGGCCCTGGTGGCCGAAGCCGCTGCCCAACTCGAAGCGTGGGGGCTGTATGCAATGGTGTACACCTACACCAATTTCGCGGATACCGCCCTCGACATGGCAGCCCTCGCTGCTTACGATCTGTGGATCGCGGACTACCGCGGCACGCGCCCCACCCGCAAGCACGGCATGTGGCAGTACACCAGCAGCGGCAGGGTGCCCGGTATCTCCGGCCCCGTAGACCTGAGCCATGCTTACAAGGACTATGCTGCCATCATCCAGCGCAAGGGGCTGGGCAAAGTGAAAGGAGAATGACAATGAAAAATGAGATTTGTGCGGCCATCGGCATTGTGGGCGGGGCCATTGCCAGCCTGCTGGGCGGCTGGGACACGGCGCTGCAGACGCTTATCATCTTTATGGCAATCGACTACATCACCGGCCTGATCGTGGCGGGGGTGTTCCACACCAGTCCCAAGACCAAAACTGGCACCCTTGAGAGCCGGGCAGGCTGGAAGGGCCTGTGCCGCAAGGGTGTGAGCCTGCTGGTGGTACTGGTGGCCTGCAGGCTGGATGCTGTCATCGGGTCGAACTTTATTCGGGACACCGTTGTCATTGCGTTTGTATGCAATGAGACTATCAGTATCGTGGAGAATGCCGGACTGATGGGTGTGCCCATCCCGGCGGCGCTGACTCGTGCTGTAGACGTGCTGAAGCAGCGGGCGGAAGAAAAGAACGGCAGCTGACAACAGCCCCGGGGAGCCTGATGGTTCCTCGGGGCTGTTTTCTTTTGGCATGTTTCGGCATATTCCGACACATTTCGCATTATCCGGCACATTCTGACATTTTCAGGTTAAAGTTGGATGGAAAGGATGTGCAAACTATGCCTGACGTGAAAATTTCGGACTCCCCTGCCCAGCTGGATCAAATCCTCCGGCCACTGGGAATCACCCGGAGCTCAAAGAATTACCGTGTTCTCTGCGAATGCGTGGCTCTGATCTGTGAACAGGAGGACCGGCTGGAAGCTGTGCAAAAAGAGATCTATACCCCCATCTCAAAACAGCGGCGCTGCAAGTGGTCCGCCATTCAAAGTGCAGTCCGGCGTGCAGCAGAGAAAGCCTGGGCGCTGAACCCCGAGGGCGTTCAGCAATTGGCTGGCTACCCGCTGACCGGCGCACCCAGCGCGGTGCAGTTCCTGGAGATGCTTTACAATGCCGTGGTGAGAGGGTAACGAAAAGGCTGCCATGCAAGTGTGATGCGTGGCAGCCTTTTTTTGCTTGATTTTCGCATAGTTTCCCGCAAAAGTGGGTTTGACTGTGGGTTATAGCAAAAGAAAAACACCCAGAAACTTGCGTCTCTAGGTGTTTTATCTTGGTGGGCGCGGGTGGATTCGA